TAATGCATTAGCCTCTAATAACTCGTATGCTATGAGGAAAGTACACATACCTAAGTCGGATGTGTTCTATGTACGAGAAGCAATCTACAATCGTACTGGAGAGTGGTACACATTGGACCATGTAGAAAGAGCTATGTACTTAGAAGGACATTTAGAACGACACGAAGTTTTAGACCCCGACAGAAAAAGGGAATATGCAGATGGATAATATGAAACTACCTATAGCACTTGTAGTTGCGATGGGTGCACAACTAGCAGGTGGTGTGTGGTGGGTATCACAACAAGCTGCCACAATATCAAGCCTTGAAGATACTGTATCACAGTTTGCTAGTAAGATGGCTGTAGAAGATAATGTTAATCTTAAGCGTGACGTACTAGAAAATATGGATTATATTGATAGTGCATTCGCTGAGATAGATGAACTATGGGAAGAAACAGAAAGCCTAACTAAAACTATAGGCAGGATTACTGAGCTACAGCAAAGACTAGCTCTTTTAGAGAACACCATGAAGTTTATGAATCGTGATCATATGGATATGCTTGATCCAAGAAAATAAAAGGTAGGACTATGAATACATATTTGACGGTAGCTGTAATTACTATATGGATGGGTTTAATTACATTAGCTTTATTAACTAACTGAGGTTAACTAATGGCAACAACTAAAGATGTAGAACGACTACCTAGTGGTAAACTAAAGTACCGTGGTGAGATATTTCCAGGCTACAACAAAGTTAAACGACTATCAGGTGAATCTAAGAAGTCAGCCGTGTTAGCTAAAAAAGGTGACGAGATAAAAGTAGTTCGTTTTGGTGATCCTAATATGCCTATCCGAAAAGATAACGCTGCAGCACGTAAGAGTTTTCGTGCTCGACACAAATGCGATACAGCAAAAGATAAATTTACTGCAAGATACTGGTCCTGCAAAGCATGGTAGCTAAAGTATCAACTATCAAACGAAAGATACGCACAGGAGAAAAAATGGGTTTTTCTGAACGTGCTCGTGCAGTCAACAAAGGGTTACTACCCAGCAAGGCTAAAAAGAATAATGGCAAAAGACCCAAAAGTAGGAACAGGTAAAAAACCGAAAGGGTCTGGACGCAGACTATATACGGACGAAAATCCTAAAGATACGGTATCAATTAAGTTTGCTACTATGGCTGACGCTAGAGCTACAGTAGCTAAAGTAAAACGTATTAAAAAACCTTACGCAAGAAAGATTCAAATCTTGACAGTTGCCGAACAACGTGCTAAAGTTATGGGGAAGACAGCTATAGCTAATGTCTTCAAACAAGCTAAAGCAGAGTTGCGAAGGAAACACAAAAAAGATGGCGTATCTACAAAGTAATATACCCTACTTCAAAGCGTGGGTAAGAAGAGAATACACAAAGAATATGCAGGAGTATCATGGAGATTTCTTGCATTGTATGGTTGTAGCAGTTACGACTATGCCTAACAGGACACTAAGCTTTCAAGTAATATTTACTGGCTATGAGTCCGATGATGAAGAAGATAGCCCTAATGTGCATGGTGGAGCAATGTGGGCTAGAATGCCGCTAACTGCGCTCGTTGCAGATACCCCTTTAGAGGAGTGGCCCCAAGAACTTCCACCTTACTTAGCGCAGCCGTGGGATTGCATGTCGCATGAACACTCCGTTTACGTGATTAACAGGGCAAGCCCTGCACCGTGGATAGCTAAGATAGACAATGAGTTTTATCCTGCAAAGTATTACTTCACTGTTGACTACACAGACAGCGAGGTAGCAGATGACCCAGCGCAGCACAAACAATCACACGTGCTGGAGTTATTAGATGCAGGTGAATATACTGGCAACATGGTTGCGTTGCCTAATAATAGAGTGAGGGTAACTCACCCTGCATGGTTTGAAGCTGGCGAAGGTGCACCCGACTTTAAACCTAACCAAAACATATTTCACTCTAAGCAGGACGTAGAGTACGTTTGGGATACGCAACGAGTGTTTAACAATCTATACAGTGAGGACTAATCATGAGAATGAAGAAAAAAGGTATGGCTAGAGGCGGCAAAATGAAAAAAGGTTACGCCAAAGGCGGCAAAATGGCTATGAAGAAAAAAGGCATGGCTAAAGGTGGTAAGATGAAAAAGATGGCTAATGGCGGTAAAGTCAAAGCTATGAAGAAAAAGGGAATGGCTAATGGCGGTAAAACAGGCATGACATTATCTAGTCTTCGTGCAGCAGCAAAAGCCAAAGGTTATAAACTTATGAAAGGGTAGCGTTATGAGAACCAAAAACGCAAACGTTATAAACCCTATACAACCTATGTACAATCCTACACAAGCAGATCAAGAGAGGCAGCGTAGCATGATGATGGGTCAACAACAACGTAAACCTAAAAAGACGATGGGTACAGCCCCAGCTATGGGTATGTCTGAAGGTGGACAACTAAAAGATGTACCTGCAGGAAACAAGGGTTTAGGTAAACTTCCTGCAGCAGTGCGAAACAAAATGGGCTTCAAGAACAGAGGCGGCATGATCAGTAACGGAGATAAGGACTACAGAAAGTCTGGAATGTTCTATAAAGGTTAGCATAACGGTTATGCAATAATGTCTATTTAATTTTGTCCACATATGTGTAAAACTATTCTTAGTACACAACTAATGTAAGAAAGGATAGTTTATGTGGACAAGATTATTAGACGTGCTCAAAATAGCAAACAACAAGATAATACAACACCAAGAGCGAAGAGTAGCTTACTGGCAGTTGATAAATATGACCAACGAACAATTAAAAGATATAGGTATTACTCGTGGCGAAATCAGCAAAAAAATCAACCGTTAACAAGGCAGGTAATTATACTAAGCCTACTATGCGTAAGCGTTTGTTTTCTTCCATTAAAGCTGGCAGCAAAGGTGGAAAACCTGGACAGTGGAGCGCCAGGAAAGCACAGATGCTTGCAAAACAATACAAAGCAAAAGGTGGAGGGTACAAATGAGAGTACTTAAATGGTTTTGGAGATACTTTAAAAGAATAGGTTGTGCAATTTTAAACAAGCACTGTGGACCTGATTGCAACTGCAAGGCTTAATATGGCACTTAAAAAGTCTCAGAAAAGTTTAAAGTCATGGACAAAACAAAAGTGGCGAACTAAAAGTGGGAAGCCTAGTGCTAAAACTGGTGAGCGTTATTTACCTAGTGCGGCTATTAAGTCTCTTAGCCCTGCTGAGTATGCCGCTACATCCAGAGCAAAACGAAAAGGCACTAAGGCAGGTAAGCAGCATGTGGCTCAACCTAAGAAGATCGCAAAAAAAACCAGAGCCTACAGGAAAGTAAAATGACACGAACTTTGAATGAGAAACAAACTAAGTTCCTAGAAGTTCTATTTGAAGAAGCAGGTGGGGATGTTGTTACAGCTAAGAAGTTAGCAGGATACAGTAACAACACACCCACTACATCTATAGTGGAGGGCTTGAAGGATGAGATATTTGACGCTACTAAAACGTACATGTCAAGGATTGGACCCAAAGCTGCAGTCGCTTATGGTAGGGCTTTGGACGATCCTACCCAGTTAGGAATAAAAGAAACACTAATGGCTGCAGGTCAGATACTTGATCGTGCAGGTGTAGTAAAAACAGAGAAAGTATCAGTGGAGTCTACAGGAGGTTTGTTTATCTTACCACCTAAAGAGGATACCAATGCAGAATCTGACGAGTGAAAGACCTCTACAATATGAATACTGGACACTGCCCAAAGTACCGTTTAAGGTAAAGCTGTGGCAGAGGATTCCAAAAGTAAGTAAGAATATCCCTTTCGGATATGAGGTAGACCCAGAGGACAAGGATTGGTTAAACCCTATCCCAGAACAGTTAGAACTACTAGAGCTTGCAAAGAAACACGTAAAGCAATATAGTTTGAGACAGGTAGCTGCATGGCTAACTACACAGTCAGGTAGAAACATAACACACGATGGGTTAAAGAAAAGATTAGATGTCGAAAGAAAGCGAAAGAGGATTACTGCGATTAAACGCCAGTATGCCAAGCGGCTCGAAAAAACGTTACGCCAAATTGAAATCCTCGAAAAAGAAAGACCAGGCTCCTACACCTACGAAGAAGATTGAAGCTGCACCAGCGCAAGCAAAGCCACCAGAGTTTGATGTCGAGTATGCACAGAGTGTTGTATTTAAACCTAACCCTGGTCCACAAACACAATATCTAGCGTCTTCTGAACGTGAGGTACTATATGGTGGAGCAGCAGGAGGCGGTAAAAGCTACGCGACACTAGCTGATCCGTTGCGAAACTTAAATAGTCCAGACTTTAGTGGACTACTTGTACGACACACAACAGAAGAACTTAGGGAACTCATACAGAAAAGCCAAGAGTTATACCCTAAAGCAATACCTAACATAAAGTGGTCTGAGCGTAAGTCGCAATGGACTACACCAAGAGGCGGCACACTTTGGATGTCGTACTTGGACAGAGATACAGACGTAATGCGCTATCAAGGTCAGGCGTTTAATTACGTAGCATTCGACGAGTTGACACAATGGAACAGTCCTTACTCGTGGAACTACATGAGATCCCGACTACGTAGTGCTAACAAAGACTTAGGTCTGTACATGAGAGCAACTACAAACCCAGGCGGTCCAGGTCATTCTTGGGTTAAGAAGATGTTCATTGACCCAGCAAAGCCTAACACGCCATTCTGGGCAACGGACATAGAGACTAGTGAGGTTCTGAAGTTTCCACAAGGGCATAGCAAATCTGGTCAACCCCTATTTAAACGAAGGTTCATACCTGCTAGTCTCTTCGATAATCCTTATTTAGCTGAGAGTGGTGACTACGAAGCCATGCTTCTATCGCTGCCAGAGCATCAAAGAAAGCAACTACTAGAAGGGAACTGGGATGTAAACGAGGGAGCAGCATTCCCTGAGTTTAACAGAAAGATACACGTAGTAGAACCTTACGACATACCTAAGAACTGGGCAAGGTTCAGGGCATGTGACTACGGCTACGGAAGTTACACAGGAGTTGTTTGGTTGGCAGTGAGTCCAAGCGAACAACTAATAGTATATAGAGAGTTATACTGTTCAAGAGTTACGGCAACAGATTTAGCGGATATGATATTAGATGCAGAACAAGATGACAATATCAGGTACGGTGTGTTGGATAGCTCCCTGTGGCATAAACGTGGAGACACTGGCCCTTCTTTGGCTGAACAGATGAATCAGAAAGGCTTGCGTTGGAGGCCATCTGATAGATCAAAAGGTTCAAGGGTGGCAGGTAAAAACGAGCTTCACCGCCGTTTGCAAGTAGACGAGTTTACTGAGGAGCCAAGACTCGTGTTCTTCTCTACTTGCAACAATATGATAGCTCAACTACCTGGCATACCTTTAGATAAGAAAAACCCTGAAGACGTAGATACAAACTCAGAAGACCACTTGTATGACGCTCTTAGGTATGGTATAATGACAAGACCACGTAGTTCTTTATGGGATTATAACCCCATGTCACACAGGACAGGCTTTCAAGCATCTGACCCAACATTCGGATATTAACAATGAAAACATTTGTAGTAGTAATAAGTATGTGGGGATACACTGGAGAAGAATGGGTTTACACAGGCAATCAATATATTATGCAAGAAACGTTTACACAAGAACAGTGTAACATAATAGTTGATAATGCCAACTGGGAAAAGTATGAAGAGAATAAATACTATGGATTACAGTTTGACTGTTTTGAAAAGGATGACCGCTAATGGCTACAGAAAACGAACAAGGTGAACTATTTGAAACAGACGAAGTATCTGTCATCCAAGAAACAGACGATCTAGATGCACAAGGTGTTGTTGCTTTTGTTACCTCTAAATTTAACAGAGCAGAGGATGCTAGATTTGCAGATGAGAATAGGTGGCTACGTGCCTATAGAAACTATCGTGGCTTGTACAATACAGACGTACAGTTCACTGAAACTGAAAAGTCTCGTGTATTTATTAAGGTTACTAAAACTAAAACACTAGCTGCTTACGGTCAGATTGTAGATGTTTTATTTGGTAGCTCTCGTTTTCCTCTTACAGTTAATCCTACAACACTACCAGAGGGTGTGGCTGAGTCTATGCACATCAGCATCAACCCTCAGACTGAACAAGCACAAGATCAGTTAGAGGATGCCTTTGGTAAAAAACCCCCAGTTACATTACTGTTTGATCCAGACGAGAAACTAAAACCTGGCGAAACTATGTATGATCGTATGAAGCGCATGGGTCCAATAGAGGACACACTAGAGTATGCTTCAGATAAGATAATAGAAGGGCCAGGAACGACACAAGACACGGTTACTTTCCATCCTGCTATGATTGCAGCTAAGAAGATGGAAAAGAAAATACATGATCAGTTAGAAGAAAGTGGCGCTAATAAACAACTGCGCCACACTTCGTTTGAGATGGCGTTGTTTGGCACAGGGATTATGAAAGGTCCGTTTGCTATAGACAAAGAGTATGCTAACTGGAATGAAGACGGTGAGTATGACCCAACAGTAAAGACTGTACCATCTACAAGTCACGTATCTATTTGGAACTTTTATCCTGACCCAGATGCTTACAATATGGATGAAGCAGAGTATGTAGTAGAGCGTCATCGTATGACACGCTCACAAATGCGTGGCTTAAAGTCTAGACCTTTCTTTAGAGAAGAATCTATTAACGAAGCAATAGACTTAGGTGAGTCCTACGAAAAGAAATACTGGGAACAAGACATGGAGGACGATGCACAGTACAGCAACGCTCCATACAGATATGAAGTTCTAGAGTTTTGGGGTTACGTAGACACGGCCATACTAGAAGAGCATGGTGTTGTAATACCAAAAGACCTACAGGACTCAGAACAACTAAGTGTCAACGCTTGGGTATGTAATGGTAAAGTATTACGTTTAGTTCTTAACCCATTTAAACCAGCACGTATACCTTACTATGCTGTACCGTATGAGTTAAACCCATACTCATTCTTTGGTGTAGGTATCGCAGAAAACATGGACGATACACAAACATTGATGAATGGTTTTATGCGTATGGCTATTGACAACGCTGCACTATCTGGTAATCTTATAATCGAGGTAGATGAGACTAACCTAGTGCCAGGTCAAGACCTATCTGTGTATCCCGGCAAGGTGTTTCGTAGACAGGGTGGTGCTCCTGGTCAAGGTATATTTGGTACTAAGTTTCCAAACGTTGCTGCAGAAAACATGCAGCTATTTGATAAGGCAAGGGTATTAGCAGATGAATCAACAGGCTTTCCATCTTTCGCACACGGTCAAACAGGCATACAAGGTGTGGGGCGTACTGCTAGTGGTATTTCTATGCTTATGTCTGCTGCCAACGGTAGCATACGCAACGTAGTTAAGAACGTAGATGACTATCTTATTGCACCTATGGGCAGAGCATTCTTTGCATTTAACATGCAGTTTGACTACGATGAAGGTATCAAAGGTGATCTAGAAGTCAAAGCACAAGGCACAGAAAGTCTCATGGCTAACGAGGTACGTTCCCAACGCCTCATGCAGTTTTTAGGTGTAGCTTCTAATCCTATGTTGCAACCGTTTGTAAAATCAGATTACATTATACGTGAGATAGCTAAGAGCATGGACTTAGATCCTGACAAAGTAACTAACTCACTTGGTGACGCAGCTATACAAGCTGAGATACTCAAGAAGTTTGCAACACCACCAGAGCCACCTGAAGGTGTAGCTCCACCTGAAACTCCTGCACAAGAAGGACAACAACCTGCTCCAACACCACCAGCAGGTACAGGAGTACAAGATACTACAGGTGCAGGTGGAGGAACGATAGGTACAGGAACAGTTCCAACGCCAGGTGAGCAAGGATTTACAGGTACATGATAGTAAAAAAACTAGTAAACGACAAGCCTCTTTGGGATGGGTTTGTTGATGTACTTAACGAAAAGATAGAAGTAGCACAGCGTAAACTAGAACAAGAGACATCTATAGAAGGTGTATATCGTGCTCAAGGTGAGATAGCTGCTCTAAGAAGATTGACATTTTTAAGGGATGAAATAAATGGCAGAGACTGACGCACCAATGTTTCAATCTACACGTTCTATGAAACGTGAGATGGATGAGATACTCAGTGAGAAACAAGATCCTGTAAGTGGTAACATAGCACCTGTTGGAGCTACACCAGAAGAAGTTAGAGATGACATACCTATCATGGCAAGTCCTAACGAGTTTATGATAGATGCTGCTACTAGACGTTACTACGGTACACCCTTTTTTGAGAACTTACAGGCTGCAGCCAAACAAGGTTTTCAACGTATCAAAAGAGGTGAAGAGTCTTTCTTTAGAGATGACGAGCTAGAAGTAGAAGAGGCTGCAGAGAAAGTTACATCAGGTGAATCACCACAACAAATGCAAGAAGGTGGCGAAGTAGATCAGATAGAAGATAGAGAAATACCTGCGCCTATGGGCGGTGGTTATGGTGGATATGGTGGCACAGGACCAATATTTACTGGCTTTGAGTTTAAAATATACATTGATCCTGTTACAGGAAGAGAAATACAGATAATATTTTTTAACGGTAGACCTCTCTCGCCTATACCAGAGGGGTTTGTGTTAAAAGGTGAAACACCTGTAGAAGTACAAAAGCAGAAAGAATCTGGCGGTGGCGGCGGTAGTGATAAGGATGACCCTGATCCCACATTTAGAAACACACCTGTAGATAAATGGACTCCTGCAATGTTTAAAAACTACTCTGCTTCACTTCAAAGCAATCCTAATGCAGGTATGTTAAGTCCATTAGAAAAAGGTGTTATATATACTGCAGGAAATATGTTAGTGCCTTTTGTTGGGGGTTTAGCACTAGAAAAATTAGCTATAAAGTCAAATAAAAATATGGCTTTAGATGTTGTAAAAATATCAGCACAAGCTTTGAAAACAGGTAAAGACCCTAAAGATGGTACGCAGTTATCAACATCAGAGTTAGATATGTACAACACAGCAAGAATAAATGCTAACTTTGCACTTTCAAGAATAGCAGGAAGTGGTTTGTTTAAACCTGCAACGTCCTTCTCATCTGACTCTCAAGAGGCACAAGATATAATAGCACAACAACAAGCGTATGTTCAAACACTAGCAAGTCAAAGTGATGATGATGAAGATCCAAATGTTACAACTCCAGGAAGTCAAGGACCAGGTATATTTTATGGTGGCACAGGTGAGACTGAAGCTGCATATATACAAAGTGATGATTTTGACTTTGATACATATGAACAAATGACACAAGCAGGTGTAGGTAACGTCTACGCTCAAGGAACACCATCAGGTGCAGGAACTGAAAGCTATCTTCCAGAGGGAACCAATAGTCCACCACCAGAAACACTTGATAATACTGCTGTAGATAGAATAAACGAGAAGTACTCAAATCAAGATGAAGATGACTAACAATAAATCCATATAACAATAAGGCTACCCAGCTACGGCTGGCCCCAACATAAGGAGTAATAACATGCCAGAACTAACAG